CGTTATTGCTGATGCATTATATGCTGAAACTGCTTTAGTTTCTATTCGTAAATCATCAGACCAATATAAATGAACTAATGCTCCTGCATCGTCTTTACAGTTCCTTGCTTTTTCTTCATCGTCTATAGCTGCTCCTGTTTCATCTAATAATACTAGGTCTCCTTTATAATAAGTTGTTGAATTGATAGTAGCGGTTTCTTCCATTAAATAAGCGCCACCTTCAGGTTTTATTAAACTTAAATAAAAGTTATCAGTTCCATTAATAGAACCAGTTAAATCTCTATCTGTTTTAATTACAGTTGTACTTGATGCTGAGGAGTTAGTTACTCTACCTGTAAGTATTGTTTCTCTTTCATCTGCATCTTGAACACTAATTACATCACCAGGTCTTAAAGCAGCTCCTACTACACCTGTTTCAAATTGAACAGCTTCTTTTTCCATTCTCTCACTATAAAGTATCCATTTCCCCCACCTTATTGCTTGAGCTTTGGTAGTACAACCAAAAGCAGTAACATCTTTAGAATGTATTTTCCCTTGTCTTTGTATTTCATCAGCATCTTCAACAATTTCGACTGCTTGTTTATAACTATCTTCAGGGTCATTCCAAGTAACTCTAACTTGGTTTCTTCTTAATCTTTGAGAAGTTCCTGTATATGAAAAAGCCCCATCAATAACATTACTCTTACTAAAAGCATATACTGGGCCTTTTTGTGCATTCTGTCCTAAAGTTACTTTTCCATTATGCCAAAGCATCATTGAGCGCATAACAGATGCAAATTGTTTTAAAGTTTTTAAAGAGTCCTGACCTTTAGATATATAAGCATTACAAGCAAACCTTGGTTCTGTGCCTCCTTTTCCATCAGGAACTAATTCATCACAGTATTTTGCTACTTGATAAAGACCCCATTTATCAATATATTTAAAATCTCCATCTGGGTCTAATTGGTCTCCTACTCCATATCTATGATTAGTAAGTAGGTCAAAAAATATCCATACAGGATTATTACAATAAACTGTATCATAGTTAGCCTTATGTATACTATCTCCATTAGGGTCATCAAAAGTCTTTTTATCTCCTCTAAAGTTACCGTCCCAGTCTACATAAGCTGTTGTATCTGCTCCTGTTTCTACATTTCTAGTATAAGAGGCTACGCTTCTTCTTACATTATTTGCGTATCTTTCCTCTGCTGGAAAATAATTGGTCGGAACTTTAACTTTTAGTCCACGAATTTCATAGTCCCTTTTAGGAATTTGAGCAAAATCTTCTGCATCTACTACTACAGCTCCATAAGCTGTATAAGGATAAGTTAACTTATCCGTAACTTGGTTTTCTATAGATTTTAATGCTGACGCATTTGATTGAGTCCAATGGTTCTCATCTTGATTAATAGGAGAAACTCTTTCAACTGAAACTCTATAAGCATCATAAGGTTGATATTTAGTAGTATCAAAAGATACTGTATAATTGAATTTTTCTTTTGTTTTTCCTGTAATAACACCAGAGCTATACCCGTTAAATCTTCCATTTGCATGGTAACTACTAATTGAGTTTGATATATTTTGTCTACCATATACAGTTACATCAGTATAAGTACTTCCACCATCTCGAGAATATCCAAATTTAATTCTGTGTTCTGCAAATCCAATTCCTAAATCTCCTTCATCTTTTTGTGATATAAGAGCATTGAATCCAAAATTAACTTTTATTCTATCAACTTCTGCAGGATTGGCTACTCCCATAGCAGCAGAAGTTAATACCTGGGCACTAGCAGAATAAGCAGTGCTTGGAGTTTTCCATCTACTTGTTCGTGCCATAAATTGTGCAGGAGTTGGATAGCCTGAGCCTCCTGACCCTCCCGTTACTGTATCTAAATTTGCATTTACATTATGAGCTCTTGCGGCAGAACCTACTCCAGCCGGTGTAGGTAAATAGGGGTTATCTCGTTCTCCAGTTCTAAATGCCCACCCAAAATTATTATAATTATATTGAGGCTCTTGGTCTGGTAATCTCTTTGGTCCACTCATATGAACGATAACATTAGCGCTATCAATTCCACCACCGTTTGTTAGTACGCATTTATTATTGCTACTGTCAAAACTAGCTATTGTATCTACTAAGTCTATTTTGACATTTGCATTAGTTACTGTAGTTAAAGGAGCTACATCTACTTTAACTGCTGCAGTATTAACATACTCTGTTATCTGACCTACATAATCTGTTCCATTATTTCCTGCTCCTGTAATACGAATATAAGGAACTAGCACTTTATTGGCGGGATTTACAACATCTCCTGCAGCAAAAGTCATATCTGAAGTATTGGTAAGAATAACAGTATTTCCTGCTGATGTAGTACATTTTGTTCCTCTTTTAGAACCTCCAACTATTAATGCTTCTCGTGTACCATGTGCTGTATTCGCATTGGTAAAAATATCAGGATTATAATTATCAACAATAGTTTTTGTACTAGCTGTATATGAAGCATCTGTAGTAACTTGAGGAGAATAATAAGTTAACGCAGTATTCCCCATAACAGGGTTACCGTTTAATCTAATACTGGCTGCACTATCTACTAACCCTTCTATTGGGCCTTCTGATAAAGCATCATATATTACTGCTGATTGTTCTGTTGATTTATATCCCATTATCTTTCGTCATACTGCTGGTCGTTGTCATCGTTACTGTCATCTCCAACCATGCCTCCCCCGCCTGTGTTACCGTCCCAATTTCCATCTTGTGAACTCTTAGAAACAAAAGTATATCCTGTGGAACTTTTTATTCTTTGATTTGTAAATCCAAAATTAGTTACTGCTCCTCCTGCCATTATTTTTCCATAAGCAAGGGGAACAGGTATTCCAGACTTAGTAGTATTAACTGGGCCATTGAATAGCTTACTTGGGTCTTCATCTAGTTCTTCAGGACCGTCTCCTATCATCATTTCCACAATACCTGCGGTTGCTAACATAACTCCGAAACTAGCTATAGTGTAAGCTAGCCAAGGATATGCTGGGTACAACATAATTCCTACAGCTACTAATACTAATCCTATTATAATTTTGAATACATCGCCAATTTTATCAAATATAGCTCCAGAAGGTATAGGAGTAATAATTATATCATTATTTTCTAAATCAAGACCTCTTCCTTCTGGACCTTGTAATTCTTTTCCGTCTAAAAAATGTTCTGCATTTGCTTCTGTATTTTCTAGTACTTCACTTCCTTTTTGTACGCTGAAATGTATTCCTTTATCTTGACATTCTAGTACATACTTTCTTACTCCGCCTTTTATACAATCGAGCGCATGTATAGCTTCTTGCACAGTATCTACATTTAATTTATGTTCACGGCCAAAGAGTTTGCCCATTTTTCCCATTAATATAATTCTTCTATTCATAAGTTGGCTCCAATATGTGATAGTCTTTATTCGGATAGGATACAATTAAATATGGAATTCCTACCTCATTACAACTATTAATGTCATGTTCGCTTGGGCGACAATCGCCCTCATAGTGACTATGCACTATATATTTTATATTTGAATTTAATTGATAATACAGGAATGACTGTCCGTCCATTTCAAAGTTATCATTATCTTCGTGGAGATTTTTCATAGGAATATATTTGTCATTATTTCCGTTAGAAATAACAAGTCCACAACACTCTCTCGGAGCTTCCTGTCCTGCATGGTCAAATATTTCGTCTATTACCGTCATGAGAATGTCTTCGATGCGGGGAAGCCTCCAAATGGTAAATTTTCCGCAGTATTAGTGGTAGTTTTTCCTGTTGCACTTGCACCACTTGACCCACCGCCTCCAGGTTTAAATCCAAATCGCATCTTACAACCTTCAGTTCTTTTACTACAATTATCTCCTCTGTCCCAATAAATTCCTGAAGCAGGAGGTTGACTCTTGCTAGGAGACCTAGCCTTCCAGCATAATGTTTTACCATTAGTATGAGAAGTTGCCACATTATCTGTAAAAGTTACATAGTCATTATCTCTGTCATCTAAATAGGTAAAGTATTCTGTACCATGAGAATAAGCTGAGTATAATCTAACTCTGTTCCAATTAGCATTATCGTCTGCTGGGTTTCCTGGCGCTGTAGCTTTAGCTGCTTGCCAATAGTTAAAACTACTTACACTTGAAGTTTCTCCATTTGCTTCAAATCTTGTTTTTGTATCTGCAGTTTTATAGTATCCGTCTAAAGTTGCGTTTCCACTTCCTGGCCATGTTGTAAAACTAGTAGTACTTGGTATAATATATTCATCATCTGGATTAACATAAACTGTAAACTGTGTACCTGTTGCGTCACCTCCTACTAGGCGTCTATACTTACCTTCTTGATGCCATGTACAGCCACTTCTCTCCCTTTTCCATTCGGGTAAATCGGGGCTAGCTCCTGTGTATAAAAAAGGACATCTTTCTGGTAAAATAGTTCTTTGAGGAACTTTAGTTTCTGATATATCAAAAGGCGCAACACATTGAAAAGTTACTTGCATTTTATCTCTACTAGTAATTCTATCAATAATCCATACTTGTCTAGGAAGTTCTACAGGAGGATTAGCGTCTCCGCTTTCTCCATATAAATACTTCTTTAGAGTAAGTCTACGAATTATTCTTAATCCAACTAATACATGATAATCGAATCCACCTACAGCATTACTAAGCGTATTTGAAACATTTGCTATACTTATTTTTGGTCTTGCTATGGCTCCTGAAGCTTTTACTTCGAAACCTTCTGCTTTCATAGGAATTCTTGTATAACTTCTTACTGTTGCTGGAGTATCATAATCTCTGAATTGTAAAGCGGAATAAGAAGCGTCATCATCTGCAAAAGGAGTAAAATATGCAAAGCTACCAGAAGCTACTTCTAACTCATATAAGTCAACTAAAGCCGAACCCGGGTCTAGTTTTTGAATATCCTTTACTACTAAATTCTCTGCCATTATGCTTCGTATACTCTTTGAAAGGTTGCTGAAATATTGTAATAGTCGTCATGTGACCATTCTTGTGACCATTCTGGACATATTACTTTAATTGCCAGTTCACTACTACCAGAATTAGTATCCGGAACAGTGAAAGTAAAAGCAGTAACTCCCCCTTTAGTTTCTAAAAAACTTGCTATATCATCAATATCTGCTTTTTTTCTATTGGTGATACTTATTTTATAATTTTGCTCTAAGTTTTGTATACCGTTAGCAAGCCTTTGAGTATACCCATCGCCATAGTCAGCGATATGCACTTTAGGTTTGCTTTGAGCTTGCAATCCTCTATCTGGAACTACTACTCCTAGAGTTCCTCCTACATCAAATCCTATTGCCATAATCTTATCCTCACCCTGCTAATACTCCTCCAGGCCTTTGCTGTTTAGAAATTTCTTCTAGAACTGCTACTTGTATTGCTTGTCCTAAAGCTCTTCCTTGTTCTTCATCAGTAGTAGTATCTACTGCTCCATCTGCACTTACATTAATAGTAGTGTTAATTTGTTGACCTGCTCCTTGCATTTTTACAGGAATACTTCTATCATTCCCTAGTGGAATTACTGCTTCAGTACCGTGAAGAACTGCTCCATATCCTGAAGTTGGTCCATGTGCAACTCCTCCACCTTGAAAAGACCTTCCTGAAGGACTCATTATTCCACCATACCTTGCTCCTCCAAATCCAAAGAAAGTTTTTAGGAACGCAAATATTGGATTATCTACTCCTTGTGCTGCTTTTACAGCTAGTATTGTCTGTTCTGCTATAACGATAGCCATTTGTAATTTTGCTACTTTTGCCATTATTTTAGCAGTTTTTTCTTCTTCTCCTGCTAGAACTCCAAAAGCTCCTATTACAGTTCCGAATTGGCTTACACCTTTTTTAAATCCGTCTAATCCTGCTTTATCTTCATCATCATCATCATCAGCATCATCTTTTGCTTTTTTGAATGTTTCTAATAATTCTTCCCATGTTCCATTAAACTCGTCAATAAAGGCCTGGTTAACACTTCCATCTGGATTTAGAATTTTACTTGGGTCACTATCAGCTCCCGCCTCAGTTACTCCTGCTGCTCCATATCCAAAGCCTGCTCCGTCCCACCTAGATTCCTTCATTGCTTCAACAAATGCCATTCTTAACATATCTTGAGTTCTTTCTTCTTTGTTGTCGTCTGCTCCGTCCCAACCTATTGTGTCCCAATTAGGAACACCGCCAAGACCTACTATTGTTTTTTCATTTGCTTCTATTTCAGCTGCTAGATTCTGCATTTTTTCTTCTATATCTGATACGAGTTCTCCTGAAGTTCCTATTTGAGATTCTAACCAGTCTCCAAAACTATCTATCCATTTTTCTTGCCCCTCTGATTTGAAGAACCACTCAACATCTGCCCATGCTTCCTTTCTTGCCCTTTCTATAGCGTCTTGGCCTCCTTTGATAGGAGTATGTGCCATACCAGAGACTCCTCTCGAAGATACATAATTTTTGTTTGTAACCCAAGCTGGTACTGGTTCTGTATTTAAATGCTGGAAGTCGGGGTGTGTATAGTGTTTAAATGTCTCTGGTACAGCACCATATGTAGCACTTCGAGTATAGTGTTTTCCAATCTGAGTCTTTCCAAAGTTAGAGGCTACACCTTCATAAACTCCGCCATATTCGTCCAGTCCCAGTGTAGCCATTAGGTTCTGTTCCCAGTATGGATAATATTGGTTAGCGTTGTATAGCGCAGAGTCAGCGTAATAATCTCTACTTATATTACCCTTAGCTCTTTTAAAGCCTGCAGTATCCATTAAACCTAAATAGTCTCCACTTTTCTTCATACCCTCGTATCTTGCAACTTCTGCTGCTACACTCTCTGGACTTGTAATTATTTGTGCATCTGCTAGGTCCTCGGTCAAATCACTTAATTCTTCTCCTAAGATTCTGTTCTTTTCGGCTAGTTCTTTAGCTTCTGCTCCCGCCATTGCATTTACAAGCGTAGTAAGGTTCTGACCCATAGCATTCATAGATTGATTTAGCATTTGTCCTACTCTATTAAAAGAGCTCGCAATGTTAGTACCAGCACCTAGAATTTGGTCTGCATGAATAAATGCTCCATTTCTAATTGCTTCTAAAATTAGTTGGGCATGATGCTCCCCTCCTGATATAATTCTGTCTTTTTCAGTTTCAGGACTTAATGCTCCAAAACCTACATCAGACATCCATTGTTCAACAAGATAATTTGCCATCGCATCGGATATAGTTTTAGACATAGCATCACCAATTTTTTCCCAACCAGAGTCATCTCCTCTAATTGCACCACTAATTGCTGCTTTTAACCCATCTTCAAACTGTCCTACTAAAGTATTATAGGTCATAAACATTTGATTTTGTCTTAATTTTTCTAATTGATAAAGTCTTTCAGCTTGTACAATTTGCTGTCCTTGGGCTTGTAATTGTGATTTTATTGCATCTGCTCTTATGCTATCTTGCTCTACTTGGGCAGTCATATACCCTAATATACCCTCATTAAACTTATGAATCTCCCCAACAACTTTTTGTCTTGCCTGTTCAACTTTTAATGCTCTACTTCCTCTACTATCTCCTCTTAAGAATCCTGCTGCCCCCATGAAATCTAAGTTTTGTTGATACTGAGTCATTTGAAGCATTATGTCTTGAAATTCTTTAAATAGTTCTATTTGTAAAGCAACTCTTAGTAAATGTCCTTCATAGTCTCTTCCCGTAGCAAGTAGTGTTTGATACGATTCTATTTGCTTCTCTAACAATTCAATTATGTCTTGATAAGGAAGCTTCGGTAAGCTTTGTACCAGTCTATTTTGAGCTTTTATTAATTCGCTTGATGTTTCTGTTAGTTGCTTTTGAGCGGTCATTACATCTAAAATTTCTAGTCTAAGTTCTTTGAAACCGTCTATCCACTCTGCCATAGGTCTACCCAGTTCAAGCTGCCTTCTAAATTCTCCAAATCTTTCATCAGCTTGTTCTAGTTGTTTCATAGTCTCTATAGTAGACCTTTCTAGATTTTGGAATTCTTCGTCAGCAAGATGACTTTGATGTCTTAAATTTTCTAGGTTCTTGATACTTTCATACATCTTTGAACTTGATAACATCTCGCCTATAAATACATCTTTTTCTGCTCCATACAATAAACCTGCATCTAAAACTTCGTTCATTTTTGACATTTCTGCATTAACTCTGTTTGCTGCTTCGGAAAGTTCATTTAATCTTTCTGTGTACTTCTTAACTTTATCTAAATGGTCTGCATTTAACCAGTTCCAAACTGCTTTACCTACCATCCAAGCTATAGATATTACAGCTACTGCTCCCATGATACGAGATACCCAAGTCATTACACTAGCCATACCTTTATCGAATTTATGTACCATATTGTCCCAACCTTGTTGCATTGGCATGAAGAAAGACTCTCCGTCTAACTTCATTTTTTGCATTTTGAGACTCCACTCATCATCTAGTTCGCCACCATTTTCAATCATGTTGTCAATCATGCCGCCCCACATCTTCTTGGTGTCTTCAGTCATATCTGCTACATACGAAGCATTCCTTGCAAAAACACTCTTCAATCCGCCTAGTTCACGACCTGTAAGAGTTCCTCCACTTCTTAATTTCTCACCGCCTTTTCCACCAATCTGGTCTAAAAATCCTTGGTCTTTTGCAAAAGTTGTAGCAGTAATTTGTTCCATTGGAGTATTAGCTAACATCTTTTTCTTAATTGCTAATTCTTCATAGTTTCTTTTCATCTGCTCTTGTCGTGCAATGTGTTGGGCAGCCATTTCTTCCTGTCTTTGTATTAACATTTCAGTACTAGGTATAACTGATTTAATAATTGCGGAACCAAATCCAATAACTGCTAAAGTTACTAATTGAATATCTTTTGCCATTATACTTGCAACTCCTTCTATAAAAGGAGCTATAAACATTCTGATTTTATCGATAGACTCCTCAAATGCTATACCTAATTGTGATATAGAGTTAGCATTAGGTTCCATAATAGCATTGATTTTACCAAACTTTCTTTCTGCTTGTCCAAGAACTTCATTTACAACTGCTTGTGATTTTTGATAAATAGATAATTGGTTTTTATTTAAACCGAGAGCCGCTGCATATTTTGTCGTCGCCTCTTCTAGTCTTAATACGATACCAAGTTCGTCCAAGAGTTCTGGTTCTGCTTTGGTAACACCTCTTACCAATCTATTGAATGAGTCTGTTACATCTCGACCGAGTGCAACAGATACTGTGAACGCCGCTTCTGAAAGTTGATTTAATTGAGTAGCACTTAGACCCGCGGCTCGTCCTATAGCTCCTGCCTGAGCGGCATCTTTAAAATTAATCATGCCTCGAGTAGCTTTTTGTATATCCCTTGCTAAACTTTCGTAAGCAACACCAGTTGCTGCTGCAAAAGCTAATTGACCTTCTTTCAATACACGAAAGTCTGCTGATGATTTTAGAAAACGGAAAACTGCGTCTAATGCAAATAGGTTAGCTGCTAAAGTCGCATAGGCAGGAACAAGGCCCCCTGTGATGCCCTGTGCCATCTTTGAAAAGTTTTTAGTAGTGTTAGAAGAAGCCTGTGCAGCTCCTTTTAAGTTACGGTCTGCTGAATGAGCACTACGAGAAGTTTGGTCTAATCCTTTACCCGCCTTCTTGGCGTCTTTTTCGACTTTATCTAAACCTTTACTCGTGGCTTTGTATTCAACTGTTCCACCTTGTATCTTTTTTGCCATTTATCTCTTTATCTTTGCCTGCCTTTGTGCAGTCTTTTGGCGTTCTGCCGTTTTTTCATTAATATTGCTTGAATTAGTCTGAATGATGTAAGATAAGAAGTAAACAACTGTCCTTTTATCCTCTACTTCATATACATCAAGTAAAGTTCCTAAAGGACTCATATCTTTTCCCATATACATACCACTCATACCGTCCCATTGGTCGATAAGGACACTATGAATTAGGAAAGCCTGTTGTACCTCAAAAGGAAAATCCCCCATTTCTGGCGGCATCTTATCGATATCAGGCTCTTCTCCTGTCTGTTCGCATATAGCTAGATACTTGTCGAGGTCTAATGTCTCTTTGTATTTTCTTTGGATTAGGGCAAATATATACTCTACTTGCCTTTGGTAAAATTTTCCAGTTCTCCAACAGTCTCACTTACCCAATTATCGAAGTCTGCTGCGTTCTTCATAAGAATTTCAGCATTCTCTTGATTATACTCAAGTTCTTCGTCAGGGTTTACATCGCTAATATCTACTAATAGAAGCTCTTCTAAGTACTTATATTTTAAGCCTTCCCAGCCTTTTATGATTGCTTTACAGTATTCAGTTAAGAATTTATCATTATCAAGCTGTTCTTCGTAAGCCCTAGTCTTTTTATTTAACTTTTGAGTTACACTTCGATTTCTTAGTTTGAGTAATTCTTCTCTGGCAAGATAAGTTAGTTTAACGGTAAATCCATCTAAGCCAGGAAAGTCTACAGAAACGGTCTTGCTTGGAGTTAATAAACTCTTAAGCGATACTGGTTGTGCTTTTACTTTTTCTTTTTCCAATTTTATTTCCTCTGTAAAAAAGTGTGGAAGCTCGAGAACTTCCACACTCGGTTATTCTAATTATGCTCCAACATAAGTTACTTTAACTTCATTGGTCGCATCTGCTGCTGTTGAAGATGATAAGTCAGACGGTAAGCCGTGGAAGGCTACATCTACTGATATTACATCATCAAAGCTGTGTGTTGGTAATTCCAAATGTGCTTTCGGAATTGCCACATTACATCGAGGTGTTTGACCTGAGCCACCTATACTAAATGTCATTGCAAATGCATTAGTAATTACACCTCTTGATT